ATTTGTTAGTGTTGCTGTTGAAGTTGCTGATAATAATCTAGAATTGCCACCAGTGCTTGGTAGAGTTAAAACATTATTAGCACTCTCTGAATGGGGAGCGGCAATTATTGTTTGCCCATGCGAATTAGCTTCACAATTAAGAACAATTTTACCTTGATTTGTATTGCCTTTTATAACAACTTTACCAGTGCCATTTGGTGCTAGTTCTATATCTGCGTTTGATGTAGTAACAATATCATTTCCATTAACATCTAAGTTACCACCTAATTGTGGAGATGAATCTTCTACAACATTAGATAATGCACTAGATGTTGCAAGCCCGGATACTACTGCACTTCTTGCAATTTTTTTAAGTCCACCACCAGATGTATCTATTGCTAAAAATATATCATCATTAGCTACTGTAGATATTTCAGATAAAGAACTTACAGCTATAGAATTAAAGTTTGTACCATCAGCTACAAGTAAGTTACCTGCTGTGTTAGTACCCATAGTAATATCATCACCGGATACTGTTAAGTCTCCTGCTATAGTTACATTTTGACTTGCATCAATAGTTAGTGCACTAGTGCCTCCTGTTGCCATTGTAATAACATCAGAGCCACTAAAAGTTATTGAAGTGTTAGAATCTGCATCTCCTGCAATACTGTCTAATTGTATACTACCTACATTTGTTATAGCAGAATCACTAAAATCTAAAGTTCCTGTTACATCAAAATTACCATCTACTGTTAAGTTACCTTCTACAGTTGTATTAGCACCACTAAGAGTTATAGCCGCAGTTGGTGTAGAACCAGATTTAATTACTAGTTCTCCGCTAGAGTTTGTTAAGCTACCAAAAGTTGTGCCGCCATCTTTTAATGTAATGTCCGCACCATCAGCATCTAATATAATGTCTCCACCAGAATCTACAGTTACATCTGTGCCATCAGCAGTAATAGTATCTAAAGCTATACTTCCTACATTAGTAATATTGTTATCACCAAAAGATACATCACTTGCAAATGAAGCCGCACCGCCAAATGTTAATGAACCAGATATATCTACATTACCATTTATGTCTATAGTTGTAGCCGCTATTTGTATTTCTGAGTCTGCTACTAAATCTAATTGACCATCAGTAGATGAGTTAATGTATATAGCAGTATCTCTAAATTGTAATTTTTCTGTGCTTGCTATAAGTAAATCATCAGAAAACTCAAAGTAGTCTTCATCTTCCATCCACTTCATAACACCATCAGATGTTTCACCATCAAATGTTATAGTAATATCTGTTCCTGCTGTAGCCGCACCGAAAGTTAAAGTGTTACTTAATAACTTTGATATAGCACCACCTTCATTAGCAGTACCATCATGTGTATGACCTGTACTTGCTTCAAAAGCGGCTAGTAGCTGATTAAATTCATTATTTAAATCAGCCGCTTCAATGACGTTTCCGTCAACGATGTTACTAGAGCTTTGTCTTGTGTATGTCGCTCCCATTTATCTTCTTCCTCCCGGTGTAAATTCTAATTCAAATCCTCTAAGTGAGAATGGGTTATTTGTACTTGTATCTGTTACTTTTAATGCTACTGCAAAACCAGAGCCTTCAACTGCTTGTCTAGTTATAGGTAAATCTCCTTGTCCAAAAACTGCTGTTCCAAATTTACCACTACCAAAAATTGCACCTGTTCCCGATGTTGTTAAACTAAATGGGCTAGGTTGAGGTGTGTCACTATCATCGTAATTGTATCTAACAAATAAGCTAGCATCAACTACGCCTTCTGGCTTCCAGTTAACATTTACTTTTTGCATGTTCTTTCTTACTCCGGGGTCTCCCATAGTAATATCTGGAGACCTAAAAGTAGCATCCATACTTTCTGTAGTATCAGACCTAGTAAGAACATTACCATCATCTTGTTTATAGATGAAACCATCATATCCGCCATGAACTGTTGTTTCAGTAGTGCTTATTAAATCAGAATCACAAGCAGATACTTTTATTCCTTTTATATCAGCATACTCAAAACCCATTTGTCCTGTATTTGGATTTTGTTTTATAACAGCTATTAATCCTTTAGCACTAGATTCAGAGCCTACTGTTATTGGATAAAATAAACGATACTGTGATTTGTTTCTTATAACAAGAGATGTTACGTTATCGTAACCAATATCATTAATTCTATCTTGTACTTGTTTTGAAACTGTACCTAACTCTACGTCACCAATTCTTGCTGTACCTGCAATAGTACGAATACCATCTGCCGCTAAAAATATGATATCACCACCTATCTCCTGTATGGAGTGATGGGATAGTGTACCTATACCTTTTGCTACTTCGGCTTTTGCAAAGTTACTAGAACTTGTTCCTGTTATTTTAAATATACTTGTTTCACAGAATACAAATAGTTCATTACGAAATACTTTAAGACCTGTAATAACATCACCCATAACAATAGAGCCTGCATTAGTATCAAAGTCATCCTCTGTGTATGGCCCAGAAAATAGTAATGTTGATGTAGCATTAGACATGCCTGCATAAAACATATGGTTTGCAAATGATTTTACAAACTTAGGATTAGTAGGTGCAGTTCCACCACCAGTTGCGTTTATAATGTCTTCATTAAAACTTGTGTCTAAAGTAAAAGCCGCCGCTTCTCCTGTAGCAATAATTATTTTATCAGTACCATTAAAATTGTATTTATCAAAATCGTAAGTATTAGTAGTTCCTTTACTAGTAGCTCTAGTTGTCCAACTTCCAGAAGTGCTTGCACTGTATATACTACCACCCCTTGCCGCTACAACTAAATCATTAAATATAGCAGATAACTGTATTCTTTCAGTAGATGAAGAAACTTGTGGTACAATATTAGAATTAAATTTTGTTGTTCCGTTTAATCTTCTATATCCACCTTCAATACTAGGCTCAAAGTTTTGTAACTGTAATGCTTCTCCCGGATGCATTGCAAATACATCTTTGTTTAATACTAAACCACCGGCACAACTTACTACCATTGGTTTTTGTAAACCGGTATAAGGCATTAGTATCCACCCATTCTACCACCATTGTTTACTCTATGGTCTGTCATATAAGAAAAATTATTTATGTATTCTATTCTAAGTGCTTTTAATCCTTCTTTATATTCTCTATCAGCTAATTGTGCTGATTGTAAATCTGAACGTAATATATGAGCATAGTATTTTGCTCTGTTAACTATTATATCTTTAAATCTATCATCTAAATCTATAGTGTCACTGTGTGCAGATAAATCTGTGTGAACTTTCCAATATTCGTATTGTATAGAATAATTACTTGCATCTGGTACAGGAGATAAACCAAATTTTTTATCCTGTGTTGGATACACTATACTTGGTGTTCCATAAGAATCTGGGTCGTTAGTTAAATCTGTTTCTAAAAATCTTCTGTTCCAATCATCGTAAGTTATATACTTTAATCTTCTTACTGGTATATCTTCAGATACTCTTACATAATCTACATCTAAATTTGTAGTTGTAACTGTGTTATTAAGAGTTACAAATGTAGTTTGTGATGTAGCAGTAAATGTTGTATCTAGTACAGCACCTGCTCCAAAATCTTCTACAGTTAATGTTGTATTTAAATTTTGTGTTCCTTCAGCCGCAGTACCTACTTGTACTTTAAGAGCCGCACCAACACTATTAGAATCAAATACTCTAACATGTAATTTATAACTTTTATTTACTACAGTTGATATAGATTGATGTGCCGCAAAATCATTTAATCTTAATCTTCCATTACCACCACTATTATAAGCTACACTACCACTACCTGCTATTGTAGTCCAACTGCTAATATTAGAAGTAAATTCACCATTTGTGATTAATTCTTTTGGAACAAGTCTAAATGTTTGCCAATCCATTTTTCTAAATGGTTTGTCTCCAGATTGAGGAGAATCTGTTGTAGGTAAAGCATATGTTCTTTGACCTGCATTAGTATCTTGAAATGTAGAAATATATAAATCTGGAACTTCAGAAAGACTATTATAAACTTCGTGAGTAGCTTTTAAAACAAACTTTTTTATGGATGTTTGTATACCTCTACTATTAGAAAAAGTAGAAGAAGTTAACTCCGATTCATTAAGTTCATTTAATACATTATTTACTAATGTTAAAAAAGTTGTAGCCATGTCTCCCCTTGTTTATTGTATCGCCAATTCATGTTTTGTCAAGTTTTTTTACGTTTTTTACCTTTATGTTTATTTGCAAAATTACGAGCGGATTCTACTGAGCGAAAACCCCATGCTCTAAGTGCAAGTGCCTTTCTTGTTGGGCGACCTTTCTCATCTTTCATTGGGCCTTTCATTCCTGCAAATCTTGCGGCAAAAGAAATTCGGCGTGGATTGACACCCCGTTTTACCGGTGGCTTTAAATTAGAACCTTCTTTTCTTTTAAAGTATGCTCTACCTTTTGCTGTTAGACCACCTTTAGGATTTTTATGTTCTTTTCTCATTTCTTAGCTGTCTGTTTAGCTCTTCTAAAGTTAGCCGCACTAGGAGCACCTTTTGCACCTTTCTTACGCATTTTTTCTCCACGCTTTCTTTTAGCGTGAATATTTGCATATAATCCTTTTCTAGCCATTATGAAAATCTCCTATAAGCCGCAGTCTTTTTAGCTATTCGTTTTGGTTGTTTTGAAACCTGTTTACCTTTTTTCTTAGCTTTTCTTTTAGCTCTAGTAGTAGCGGCATACTCTTTTGCAGATAATGCTTTTATAGCTTTTTCTGGTAAGTATCGTTCTCCAGTTTCGCTAGATTTTTTACCAGACTTAGTTCTCCACTTTTGCTTACTCCAAGCTTTTAGGCTTCTTTGACTTTTTGCTAGTGCCATTTAAAAAT